GAAACTTGCTTTCTCTCAGATGCGCTACAAGGCGGCATTCGCTTCCGTCTTCGAGCAGTGGCGAGACAACTTCTGCGGAACCATCGTCGACTCGACTAACGAGCGGCTCCACATCGATAGCTTCTGGATTCCGGGCCAGGACGACGGAAAGGACGCACGGGCGTTCTGGCAGCGCAATTCGATGGATGCCTACTCCACGAGCGTGCACCTTGAAGCCCTGATCACCGGCGTCTCGTACGTCGTGGTCTGGGCGGACGCCAAGGGCGAGCCGACCATCACCCCAGTCCCCGGCAGTCGCATGGCTGTCAGCTACAAACCGGGCTCCCTCTGGGAGTTGGAGGCCGCGGCGCGTTTCGAGCAGGACGCTTGGGGCCGGCAACAGGTGACCCTCTGGACGGAGGAATACGTCTACGAGGTCGCCTACGGAACCACCGAGTGGGACCAGGGCGAGCGTAAGCGCAATCCCCTCGGTGTGGTCCCTGTCGTCGCCTTTGAGAACCGCTCTCGACTCGGCATGGAACCAGTTTCCGAGCTGGCCAATTGCATTCCCATCCAGGACGCCATCAATAAGACCGTCATGGACGCTCTGACAGCTTCCGAGTTCGCGGCCTTCCCTCAGCGGTACGTCACCGGCCTGGAAATTCAGGAAGACCAGAACGGTAACCCGGTCGAGCCGTACAACGTCGGCCAGGACAAGCTACTCCAGGCCGAAGATCCGAATGCGAAATTCGGCTCGTTCGCCGCCGCCGACCTCAAGAACTATGTGGCCCTGGTCGATCTCCTCGTCCAGCACCTCGCCACCGTTGCGAGAGTCCCCAGCCACTACTTCCTGGTGAACACCACCACCGCCCCTTCAGGCGAAGCAATCATTTCAGCAGAAGCCGGACTGGTCGCAAAAGTCAGGGAACGGATGCTCCATTTCGGTGAAGCATGGGAAAGGGTCGTCCGGCTTTGCTTCGCGGTCAAGAGTGACAAGCGCAGGGACGCCTTCGAAATGGAGACGCGTTGGCGTGACCCCGAGTACCGCACCGAAGCCCAGCACGTTGACGCACTGCTCAAGCTGAAGGATCTCGAAGTTCCTCTCGAATTCCTGTGGGCTGAAGCCGGATTCTCCGCCACCCAGATATCCAACTTCCGCGAAATGCGCAAGCAGGATGCCGAGGCGCAGGCAGAAATTCAGAAGCTACTCCCCCAGCCCGAGCCACAGCAGTCCCCTTCGAAGCCTCCGCAGGGGAATTCCGGTAACGGCAACCGGAAGATCCACGAGGCCAAGTAACGGCCCGCCGAAACGGCACGGTCCCTTCCGAAATGGAATCAAGCATGACGACTCAAGACGACAACGCCAGCCAGACAGGCACCGGGTCCACCGAGGGGAATCCTCCGGCCCCCGAATCTGCGCCGACTCAGGAAGAGCTGATTGCCGACCGCGACAAGTGGAAGGCGCTCTCCCGACAGAATGAGAGCAACTTCAACAGCGCTCGCACCGAGCTTCAGCAGCTCCAGACCAGCCAGCAGGCGGCCATTGAGGCCGCCCGCTCCGAGGGCCGGACGTCTGCCCTTGACGAGGTCTCGACCGAGTTGGTGACAGCGGAACTTCGGCTCCAGGCCCTCACCATAGGTGCCGAACTTCCTGACCTTCAGTTCCTTGACCTCTCCAGGTTCAAGGGTGACGACGAGCGCCCCAATGAGGATGCCGTCAAGTCGTTCATTGAGTCTCTGCCCAAGCCGCAGAGCAATTCCCGAGCAGGATTCCCGCCGCTTGCGGGCGCCGGCCACAACAAGGGCGGCAACGGCGACTTCACCAGCAAGAATCCGTCCGAGTTGGCCGACTACATCGCAGGCGGGGCCTTCCTGTAAGCCTCAATCATTTCACTCAGCCCTCTCTGGAGGGCTTTTTTTATGCCCTCATGGAGGCTGAATGGCTACTCAGCATCATTTCAATCTTGACCCGGTTCAGGTCACAATCGCAGCTCTCGGCATTCTCGACCGACAGCTCACCCTCGGCGGTATCCCCGCCCGTTACTCCGAGCTGAATTTCCGAGGCGGCATCGGCGACGTCATCAACGTCAACCGTGAGTCTCGCGGTATCCCGGTCCAGGAGTCCGGCATCTCGGCCCCGATCAAGAACCCGATCACGGGCGACACCAACACCTTCGCCGCGGCGACGGACCGGCCCCTGCCGGACACCGACCGGCGACCCCCGAACGGCTTCGTCACCGAGACGAGGTTTCCGGTTCAGTTGACGACCCTCGCGCAGAACGCGACCGCGATCGGCATGGAGCAGGTCGCCTTCGACCTCCGCCAGTTCGGCAGCCAGGTCCTCTCGAAGCTCACCAGGGGCTTCGCCGAGTACTTCGACGACACGATCGCGGCCTTCATCAAGAGCAACATCAACCGCAGCGCCCTGACCGCCGCACAGAAGAAGTCTGTCGGCGGCGACGTCGAGGTCTCCATCCCGGAGGCTGACGGCACGGCCGCGAACCTGACTCAGCGCGCCCTCGGTCTGCGTACCGCTCTGGTCGACGCGCGTATGCGCATGAGCGTGGCGCAGGTCCCCACCTCCGAGCGGTACATGATCGCCGGCCCCGAGGTCGAGGCGATCTTGCTGAAGGACCCCGAGTTCGTGGCCTACGACTATACCGGCGACTCCAATGCGCTTCGCCGGGCTACTGTCGGACGGATCTACGGCTTCGACATCGTCATTCATAATTCCTTCGGCCTGGAAATGTATCTTTTCCACAAGTCGGCAATGCTCATCGCGAGCGCCTGCCCGGCTCTGCCGATGGGCGCGGTCACCGGCTCGGTCCAGGACGTGAATGGGATCGCGACTCGCATGCTGGTCGATTACAACTACGCCCAGAAGCACGACACCATCGGCCTGGACACCATGTACGGTCTGGCGACCGTCAAAGAGGATCCGGCCTATTCGGTCCGAGGCACCGTGATCGGCGAGAAGTTTGTCCGTGGTCTCAAGATTTCCATCACGGAGACCGCGCCTGCGGGCAGTTGATTTTACTCATGCCTAAGGCCCCGGAGTGCGATCACTCCGGGGCCTGCTCACGTAAAAAGCCAACATTGTTACTTTGACTTAGCAGCCTCGTTATACATCGTGACCAGCATGCCAAGTGTGGCCACCGTAACGATGAATGCATCGCCTGCGTAACATACACAGTCCCACCACCGGTGGTGGGCTACCCTCGCACCCAGCAGCACAATTACAGTTACTGCCAGCGAATATGCCAGGGTGCGTGCGATGATGAGGATCGCTTTCAACTCATGGTCGTTCGCAGACCCGTCTCCTTGCATGATGTCTCCTTAGGTACTTGTGAAGATTCATGAAAATCACCTTTGCCTTTTTGTCTTTTTGTCTTTCGGACTGAGTTCTTGGTCTAGTTCGCGTGTCTTGTGTCTGTGTGCTTCTGTGTTTCCACGTGTCTTGCGGGTTAACTCGTGGCGCGCAATGCGTTCACGTTCCCGCGCCGGTCACGTCTTCGACTTTTCTGCACTGTGTGTAGCCCTGGCTTGGGCGGATCATGGTCCTCGCATGCCGTACCTCCTAGCGATCAAGAGTGGGTGCACCTCGGTCCTGAATGGGTTAAGGGCCTCGCATGGCGTACCTCCCAATGATCAAGAGTTGGGATCACGACTCCCCTACGCGAACTGAGGGGGGATACAGAGGGCCTCTAACACTCCCTCACCCTGTGAAACGCCCATGAAGTCGCTTCAGTTCCCGGCATCATCCAGTCATGGCCCCCGAGCCGCCCACCTGCGACAACGAGGAGTGGCCTTTGCCACTAGCGACCCCACAAGACATCTCCATTCGCCTTGGCAGGGCCCTCGATGATGACGAACTGGCGCGCGTCCAGGCGTATATAGAGGACGCCACGGCTCTCGTAGTGGATCACTGCACGAAGCCTTGGGACGCGGATGCTCCGCCAGCCGTCTTCAAGACGGCTGTCTGCTCCGAGGTGATCCGCTGGCTGACCGTCACCCCCGGCACTGTCATGGAGAAGACGGGTGACCTCGAAGTCGAGTACGCGCAGACCGCGAACACCTCAGGCCTCTCTCAGGCCGCGAAATCGATGCTGTCAAAGTACAGGAAACGCGTAACAACGATTCCCCTAACTCGCAGTGAGGGGAGTGCAGTTGGCACTGTTCAATGACCACATCGAGGTTCAGCGCGCCGAGTTGGTAGAGGGGGACTACGGCAGGCG